TATGGTATAAGTGACAAATGTTTTCCAATGCTTTCTGTTGCTTATCAATAGTTGAGTTTTTGCTTATTTTTATTTAAAATCATTTCCGTTAATTTTCGTCATTTTTTTAAATCGTATTCATCTTCGTATTCATTTTTACACTCACCTTTGCCCGTATAGTTGAGAAGGCTGCAATTTAGTTCTAATAGTTTACATTGGAGGGTGTCCCCTCCAACTCCCCGACCTCTGGACAAGGTCTATTTTTTTTTGAAAAAATTTAAAAAAACTTCATCAAAATGCTTGACTTTCTCGGTTTACCGTGATATAATATAATCAAGATAAGGAAAGGAGGTGAGGAAGTTGAACAAAGAAGATTGGCTTAGGTTACTTGAAAAGGCAATAGACAATATTCCTGAAACAGTAACTGCTATCGCAAGTCTAGTAACCGCAATAACGGTCGCAAGGCAAAACAAAAAGCGTAAACCCGAATCCCGCAAAAGAAAAAGGTAAACGCTAAGAGGTAGGGGCGAAAGCCCCTCACACCTCTATTTTATCAAATGAAAAGAGGAAAAGCAATGGTTAGTGCAATAGCTATTTTTATAATTGCCATTAATGTATACATTTATCTCAAAAATAAAAAGGACAAATAATATGAGAAAAGTTATTCAAGGATTATTAGACAGTTCGATGTCTACATCTGCTATTTCGCAAGGAGCTGGAGTTCCGTGGACTACTGTTTCTGACCTTAGAAAAGGAAAAACAAGCATGGACAAAATGGCCCTTCTAACAGCAGAAAAGCTCTATGAATTTGCTACAGCTGATAAGCAGTGATTTCGGTCACTGCTTTTTTTATTTTGAACAAACAAAAAAACCGCCATCAATGCTAGCGGTTTTAGTGTAATTAAATTTTGAAAGTCTTTCTGTTTTTTATTTAGTTGTGATGAGCCCTTCTGGCTCAACCACGAATTCAGGCTTATCAGCAAGTGAACCATCTGGTTTAAGGTAATACCAACCTTTGCCGTTTGCTGATTGTACGAATGCGTTAGATACCATGTCACCGTTTTTAGCATCGAGATAGTACCATACATCCTTATACTTAACCCATCCAGTCTTCATGGCTCCTTCACTATCGAAGTAATACCATTTGCCAGCGATTTTCTTCCATCCAGTAACCATGGCTCCTGAAGGGTCTAAATAGTACCATTTGCCGTCTGAATGTTTCTTCCACTTATCTTTGATCATATAGCCAGAGCCGTCAAAATAATACCAGGTTCCGTCAATCTTTTCAAATTTCTCTTTTGGATAAGAGCCATCTGAATGTACATACCACCAACCAGTAGAATTTTCTTTCCATCCTTTTTCAACGGCCAATCCGTTTTCGATATCGTGCTTGAATTGACTGCGACTAATACCCCAGCTTGCTAAGTAAGGGTATGGATCAACGTGGTCGCTATAATTATTAGGTTGATTGTTTGTGCAGTATTCATGCGACTTAATGCCTTCTAATGCGTTAGAATCCAAAGTTTTTGGGAGACCTGCTTCATCTGCTAGATTGCGAAGTAATTCGATATACAGACGATAATCTTCCATGAACTCTTCTTGAGTTGAATGACTTTCAATCAGCTCGACTGCTGCATAGGTTTCATAATTCCAGCCACCGCCAACGTCATAAGCACCATTATTTACTGGTCCGACTTGCATCACTCGACCATTTCCCACAACATGTGAGAAAAAGCCTGATTCAACAGGTCTGCGCATATGGTAGTCTGCTTCATTTTGAGCAGTTGATTTCTTATTTCCAGTTGAATGAGCGTGAATTTGACGATAAGGAGCATATCCAATTTGTGGAAGTCCTTCTCTGTATCTGCTTGTGTCAATATCCATTATTGTTCTCCTTCGTTCTTGTCGTTTTTGTCACCAGCCAATCGCTCAAATGCCTTAATGATGGGTTGGAAGATGGTCACGTTACCTTTTAACTTACGGTAATTTTCGATGAGTGACTGGAATGTGAAAAGTAAATATCCGAGGTAAATTGAGTATAGAAATGCGAACCCTGTCTTCTCAGGTAGCAAGACAGACATCGGAATCAATACCATTAACAAGAGAACCCCAAGAACTTTTCGAATCAGGCCGTTAATGCCAATCTTGCTCTTGTATTCAATTTCTGGATTTGCAATTGCTGCAAACGTCCCTGATGCAAAATCAACAATTTCCATAATGACAATTAAGCTTAAGGCATACAATACCAAGCCATCTTCTGTTTGAATCAGGCTTCTAAAAAAGTTAAACAATTCGATTTTCATATATTCTCCTTTACTGAACAGGTTTTGTCTCTAACTCATTAGATGTTTGAGTCTGTTTGTCGTTTTTTGTTCCATCCCACTTCCAAACGGCAAGTAAACCATTTTGAGATGGTCCACCTTCAAGTTGCTTGATAGATTCGCCTTTGTAAGTGAAAGCCTGATTTGTCTGAATCAAGACACGCTTGCTTTCGCCGTTCAATTCGATATGCTCAGGATCTTCAATCACAAACATATCACCTGGTTGATAGACCTTGCCTTCTTCTGCAAATGGGAAGAGTTCGACAAGCTCCTTGTAGGTTGTTCCATAGGCAATTTTCTCACCCATGATGGAATCTTGAGCCATGACACGCACTACTTTATCTATTTTATTTGCAAGAGCAGCAAGTCTGTCCTGCTCGCTCTTGTTTTGCGCAATCTTCTGATTGGCCTGTTCAAGTTGCGCCTGTGTTTTGACGATGGCGCTTCCTGGATCTAGCTCGGATTTTAGGATATCCAGCACATCTTGAATCAAGACATCTTCCGGTTCATTTGTCCGGTCTCCTGTTAGCTCACGCATGTTCGCACTGTACCGATTGCCTTCTGACAGACGGATTTCAACCACTGTCTTGATATTGTCGCCAAAACCTCGTGTATAAGGCTTACTTGCTAGTTCGTAGTTATTGATTGCCATTTGTCATTTCTCCTCTCACTTCTTCAAGTTTTGCTTTAAGTTCTTCATTCGAATCAATGATGTTTAAAATTTCCTTGAGTTGTTTTTGAGTGATTTCATACAGCGCCTTGTAAGTTGCTGCATCGCTTGCTTTTAGTCCGATATCATCACTTAAGTTTTGGATGATTAATTGATTAATTTCTTCCTTCATTTACTTTCTCCAATTTCTGATTTAGTTCTTGAATAGCCTTAATTAAATAAGGTACGAGTACGAAACTGCTATATGAATAAGCGCCATCTGGATTTTCCAAAAATGCTTCAGGAGCGTACTTCTGTACATCTTGCGCCATGATACCACACGAAATATCCTCGATTTTCCCGTCGTATTCCTTACGATAAGAGTAAGTTTTCAGACGGTTGATAACTTCCAGAGCAGACACCTTACTATCTTCAATGTTATGTTTATATCGTCTGTCAGAGATTTCTTTATTAACGGGTATCCATGAGTACGAATTGTCAAAACGGTACAGGTAGATATATCCTGAGCTTTCTTGAATGCGTTTAAATGATGGCGAGTGTATCCAATAGCCACCTTCTTTCGTGTTATCGTCCGTTATATAATAAATATTTCCGCTGACTTTCAAGTTCCCGTGAATAATAGGTGTATTCCAAAAATGAGCTTGATTGTAGCAATACATCTCTCCGTTGTTTTTGACATACCATGCTGTGTCACCAGGTTGCCCCCAATCATTCCCCCAGTTAACCCAAAGAGCTGTTTGGCCCCAACGACCATTACCGCTTCCCATGCCAACTTTAAATTGATTTTGACCAGTTAACCAATAACTATTTGGGTCTTTGTCGTGAGTACCGATTTGGAAACCGCCAATCCTACCTTTATATCCTTCAAGCAGGGTAGCAGATACTACTACTGACCTCAACTTGTTGATAAAGGCTGTTTTAGCAGCTAAAGTGTCCGTAAACACATCGCTGGACACAAGCTTTTTCGCTAGTGCTGTGTCGAAAATCAATTTGTCTGCTGAAATCGAATTCGAGCGAATAATATCCGCATTCAACGTACCTACTCTGGCATCTCCTACGAATAAACGCTTAAAGTAACCATCGATAGCTGTGATTTCATCTAGAAGTGTTCTACCTTTTAGACGAATTTTAGCAGCTTCAATCAGAATGTTATTGCTATTCAGATTGATTTGAGAAGATATCGCTCCAGGTCCAGTAAGGGTTTGGATAGCGTACGAGTCACGTAGCTGTGATACTTGAGTTTGTGTGACAACATCCTGTGTAGATGTGTTATCGCTGAAGCGTTTAGGAGGTTTGTCACCTCTAATAAGCGATACCTGACCGATGGCAACTTGCCCGTTTTTCATTAACCAAATTTCGAGAGGGAATTCTCTTGTTTTAGTCGATGATTTCTGGACCGTCATCGTACCTGTGATGATTTGAGTTCCTGTTTTTGTGAGATAGACTCTATCAGATGCAAGTCCACCGTCAGAAGCCCATAGCTCAATTCCTAGAGGTCCATCTGGTAAGACATCCACCCATACTTCCATGCGATAGCTGAGCTTCTCTCCCTTTGTAAAGGTTGAGGTATTAAGTGGCAATGCGAAACCGTGATAGACTGCTTGGTTTTTACCAGTAGTGGTAATTCGTAGCAATCTAGTGCCAGCCTGAACTTCGCTTACATTTGCTTCAGCTTGTTTCTTGGCCCACTTGCTAAAATTCGTTGGATCATATACAAGGTTAAAATCTTCCAAAAAATTAGATACACGGTTAACCAATCCATCAGCAGTCTGAATGACTTGTGAAATCGCTTGGTCTTGTCGTTGCAAGGTTTGAGTGTGTGATGATACGGTATCTCGTACATCGTTAAACTCTACAACACTCACAATTTCAGAAGAGTTAACATCGTAGTCTGTCATGCGGTCAGAATGCTCAAGTTTCATACCGCAGATTTCAATGCTACCACTTCCGCTCTGACCGAATTGTATTGAGTTAGATACTGTATCTGCTGTGAATGTGAATTGATATCGAACCCAATCTTTGTTCGAGATAGATTTGAATAATCTACGATTATTATCATTTGTAGTCCATGCACGCATCAACAAATTGACATTCTGACTTGTACTATTGCTAGATACTCTCGCCCAGCACGACATTGTGTATTTTTCGCCAACAACCAAATTAACTTTTTGACCGATATCTTTATTTCCACCGTTCGTGTTTCCTACAATACGAATAGCCTTCTTGATAGCGGTATGCGGTGCATCTCTTAATTCGATAACATCTGTCCGACCGTTACCACCTGACAAATACAATCCCCAAGTTCCGTTCAAGGAGTCCCCCGCTGGAATGATGGACGAATTTTGCAAGAGGTTATCATTTCTAATAATATCTCTCAGTTTGGTTTCAATACGTGAGATGGTTCTTTGGAATCCGTCGACAGAATTCTTGACAATATTCTGGACTTGAGTAGCATTTTGAAAACCTTTGTCATTGGCCAATCTGTCAAAATCGGTACGAGACAATTTCTCAATAATCTGGCCAGCTTGAACTTCGATTCTGCTTTCAGCAATTCTCAACCTATCTGTCAGAGGGTCAACCTCTTGTTTAGTCACAAATGTTTTGATTCTGTCTGTTATCTGCTCGATTTTGGCAAAGTTGGAATCAGACAAACCTTTAGAAGTATTAGCGGACTCAAGAGCGTTTCTAGCTTCTTCTAAAGCTTCTTCAGCGGTTTGAGTAACTGTTGAACCAATCGCACGAATCTCTTCGATTTTTGTTCGTTGGTCTTCAAGTTTCTCGTTCATGCTGCTATCAAAATTTGAAAAACGATTGTCGATTTCATCTGATAGAGCACGCTTGTTTTCCTCTGCTTTAGCTTTTGCAAGTTCGATACCGTCCGCAATTTCTTGTCTTAACAATTCAGCTTGGTGATCAAAATCTAAGTCTGCATTTTGAAGAGCTTTTTCAAGGGCAATTTCTTGAGCTGATTCTGTCACTCCAAGGATGGCATCAGCTGCGCTAGATAGGCCACCAGAAGCTCTAGAACCACCAACGCCTGCCTTATCATCTAAAGTCAGAGAAATGTATTCTTCTTTTAAGGCATCGAACTCATAAGCAATAGCTTTCTTGAATGCATCGACATTATGTTTCCAGCTCTTGAGATTGACCGTATCACCCATGTGAACAACTTGCCCATCAAGTTCATAAGCTTCAATCTTGATAGCATCAGAGACCTTGTCAATGCCCTCATTTGAAAACTTAGCCTGTGCCCACTTCTGCAACTCTTCAACACTCTTTGCGTTGTTGTTCTCATACTCTTTTTCATTGATATAAGGGTATGAGTTGATAAGAGGACTATCAACAGTCACTCTGATAGTCGTTTCTTTTTCAGCACCTTCAAGTTTAAAAGTCGACTTTACATGAATTCTTGTGACAACATTATGACTGTTTTTTGTGCGTTGGTAGTCCTTCAGATTTTTGTGCGTTGTAATAACAACACCACGATTCTCGCCACGACTCTTCTTGACAGTCATCGCAAAGTTATCACGAACCAGCTCACCTTCCCACGTCCCAATGATACTATGCTTGCCATCAAGCAATACAGAGTACAGAGTTTCTGTTTCAGTCGTGTTGAATGTCCTACGATCCTGGATATCGCTATTGAAAGAAAAATCTCCCAAAGCGGTTTTGGTGTTTTGAACCATGCGAGAAAGAGCTATGTCACAGCTCTGATTAGTCACACTTACTGGTGTGATAGAACGTTGCATCACATCGTCTGAAATATGATAGGCTGTGATTTCCAGATGATCATTGTGTTCAATAGGTTTCTTAATGCGAAATAGCTGCGCACCAAGAACAGGAGTCGGCGCTTTTATCAACATATCTTCTTGAATAAGTTGATAAATACCAGAGTCAGAAATAGGATATTTCACAGTTAAGGTGAAATCACCATTCATGGCCTCTTTAACAATTGCCGAAGTTGCTTCATGAAGTGGCTCCCCGTTCCACCGAACGGTTCTCACATCTTTATTAAGTAGATAAAGCAATTATGCCCACCCCCAAACCGTCTCGATTTCAAGCGATTGAATACCTTGACCTAGAATAACCCCAACATTCTTCACTTTTGCTGGATCAACTGTGATAAAATCCCCTGACCATTTGACTGGCTTCCCTGTTGTTGTTTTAAAACTTGGATTGTCAGGATTATTGACCATCACAAGCGACTCAGTGAGTCGTTCAAGACGAATGACCTGACCAGCAATTGTAAATGAAGTTTCAGAAGTGCTCTGACCAACGATTGTGATTTTAGGAAAGGCAAGAGCAGAACCTTGAACGGTCAAAGTCCCACTTTTTGTTAAAGTTTGCGTGTCACTTGTTTTGAAAAACTTAGTTGGATGACAAGTAAAAGTTGCCTTAGTCATATAAAGACCAGGTTTGACTTGGTCTAATTCTGTCACACTGACTTTATAGCACCATAACTTGGTTGTCTTAACTTGCTCATTCTCTAGCCAGAATTTCTCACGAATAAACAGGCTCATGAACTGATTCATCTGTTCTTCAGTAGGCTTTACAAGATAGATTGAATAAGTCTTCTTTACAAGACCTCTGTGTTTGTTGGTTTGTACAATTGCTCCACTAATTCCACCGTGCTCAAGAAGAGCTGTCTTGCCTTCTCCTAAGGCAACCGAGGGAGAATCATGGACGATGACCTTAAATGGAAAAGACGATGTTCTTACACCGTCAATCACAAGTTCGTTATGTTTTATCATGCCATACCTCCTCTCAATTGGCTTCTACGTTGGATTTCATCAGCAATTCTCTGAGCTACTTCGTCAGCAATTCTAGTGATGTCAGCTTCTTCTCTGACAGTATTGCCAGTAATAGTAATGTTGATGGTCGGTGAAGTTCCACCCATTGTCTGAGCAATACCTCGACCGATAGCACCAAGCGTTTGATCATTAAGTGGCAATACTGCTTCGTTACCAGCTTCACCACCAACCATAAGGTTATTGCCATTCATTCCAAAAATGGTCGGTTTCGTCATGATACCGCCTTTAGCATACCATTCGATGCTGATGCTTGGCACACCTTGACTCAACCAATCCAATGGATTTGCTGAACCACTCACTGAAAAGTGAGGTAGTGGAATATGTGGCCAACTAACACTAAAATTAAATAGACCTTTAATCGCACTTATTGCAGAGCTTACAAGGTCTTTGGCTCCGTTTATAGCATTCCCGATTGAATTCTTGATTCCTGTCCAAACATTTGAAACAGTGTTTGAAATACCATTTAATACATTTGAAATTGTACTTGAAATTCCATTCCATACATTTGAAATTGTACTTGAAATGGCGTTTATCGTATTTGAAATGTACGATTGGATAGCTGTGAAGATGGTCTGAACAACATTTTGGATAGCATTCCAGACAGTTGAGAACACTCCCTTGATTGTTTCCCAGGCTCCTGACCAGTCACCTGTGATGATCTGCATGACTGCCTTGATGATGCCTAAAACAACATTGATTGCAGTTTCAACTACAGTCTTGATGACTTCCCAAGCGGTTGTGATGACCAGTTGGATATTCGCCCAGGCGCCTTCGATTAATGGACCTAAGACTGTCATGACTGCATCAATTACGGTTTGGATAGCATTCCAGACTGTTTCTGCACTAGATCGTATAAGCTCTTGGTTTTCGGTCCACCAATTGACAACCACTCCAAACATGCTCATAATGAAGTCAGAAACTTCACTTACAACTTTGTTAATGACTTCCAGAATAGCATTCCAGACTGTCATGACTGCATCTCGGAATCCCTCGTTTGTGTCCCATAGATATTTGATACCGATGATGACTGCTGCAATAGCGGCAACAATTAAAGCAGCAATACCGATTATAGGTGCAGCTGCTGCAATCATCGCTCCGATGGATGTTCCAAGCGCGACTGCTGCTGCTTGCAAGGTTAAGAATATTGGGACTAGAATGCCAGCAACTGTGACTACCCCTCCCAAAATTACGATAAATTCTTTAACGGGTCCAGGTAGACCACTGAACCATTCTGCTATGTCTTTTACCATGTTTCCTAACACTTCAAAAATAGGTGCTAGAGTTTCAGCTATTGCTGCGCCTAGTTCAGACATGGCTAGAGTGGCTGAGTTTTGTGCTGTCTTAAATTTATCGATAGGATCCAGAGTGGCTTCAAATGTCTTAGAAACTGCTCCTACTGAATATTCAGCAGATTCAGCAAATGACTGGAAGTCAAAAGAACCACGCTTGATTGCGTCAATCATTTGAGGTGCTTTCTTAGCACCAAAAATTTCCATAGCGAGTCCCATTGCTTCGGTTTCGCTAGTTGTATTCTTTATCTTATCGATTGTTTCGGCAAGGCCTTCTTTCAAAGTCTTGCCTTGTTTTGCGTAAGAGCCTGCTGCCTTCGTTAATCCTGATAAAGCACTTGAAGCATCGACACCACTCGTTTCAAATTGTCCAAGTAATGCTACACCTTCCTCGAATGAAAGACCTAGCATTTTAATCTGTGGCGCTCCTTCAATAGCTTTCTTCATCAAGTCATCAACAGATACACCAGTTGATTGAGCTGTGTAGGTTGTAGAGTCTAGGACTTTGGCTAAATCACTAGTTGATAGCTCATAAGCTTCCAAGGCTTTACTTGCTGAAATAGTTGAATTGGTAATGTCTGTACCGTTTATTTCAGCAAACTTAATCATTTCTACGGATACATCTTTGAGGGCATCTCCAGTTAAACCAAACTGTGTGTTGACCTCTCCGACAGCTTCACCAGCCTTACTGAAATCAGTTGGAATAGTTGTTGCGATGTTTGAAGCAATATCTTGCATTTCTTTCAAACTATCGCCTGTCGCACCAGTTTTGGTCACGATAGTGTCCATGCCTTCATCGACTTGTCTGAAAGCTTCTAGTGCATTCTTCCCAAAATCCACAAGTTTCTGACTAATATCAGCTAGCTTTTCTGAGAATTGATTAAGTAGTTCAGCTTTTAGAAGATTGTTTGTTTCAGTTAGGCTTCCAGTTGCTTGTTTGCCAGCGCCACCCAAATTCTTCATTTCTTGAGAGAGGTTTGAATATGCTGTTTTAGCTTGGTTCAGTTGTGCTTCCATTTTGTTAGCTTCAACTGAATTTTCGCCATATTCTTGCTTAGTTAATTCTAACTGCTTCTCAAGATTTTCAATCTGTTTAGCAACGATAGAGGATTGAGCACCGACCTTTTTCTGTGCTAGAGCTAGTTTTTCGGACTCGCTAGCATTGGCTCCTAACTGACTTTCTTGCAGTTTGAACGAGCTGACAACTTTTTCAGATTCACTTGCAAGACGAGTCTGTTCTTTCTGCAAGTTCTGAAGCTGACTTTTATTGCTTTGGGTAGCATTTCCGTTTTCTGCAAGTGCCTGGTTAACGTTTGCTAGTTTGCCTTCGTAACCTTTCAGGACATTCTTAGTAGTCTCAACTTCACGTTGAAAGGCTCGGTACTGATCAGCGCCAATATTCCCACTTTTGAATTGTTGTTCGACCTGTGATTGGGCCTGTCTTAAAGTTTCTAGTTTTTCTTTTGTATTAGAAACTTGTTTTTGTAGGACCTCTTGTTTTTGAGTTAATAGAGTGACATTCCCTGTGTCGAATTTTAAGGCTTTGTCAATTTGTCTTAATTCCTGGGTTGCATCAGTTGCAGCCTTGTTGACATTCTTTAGAGCTTTCTGTAAGGGTTGCGTGTCTCCATCAATCTCAATTTTGATGCCTTTAATATTTCCTGCCATGTTTCCTCCTTTCTCTAATAAAATAAAAAGCGCTGAGAGAATATCTACGACTGATAATGCAGTCAGGCTAATGAACTTGACCTTAGAATCGCTCTCTCAGCACTCCTTTTCTTTTAAAAATTGTCAAAATCAGCTTGGTTGGCTTTTCGCTCGCTGCTTTTATCCTCGCTCCGTAAATTTACATAATCCGTCTGATAATCCAGAGCCATTCCGATTGAGATGTGCTTTAAATCATCGATAGATAGACCAGTTTCTTTACAGCATGACAAATATGATTCTACCGTGAAGATTTCTTCGCTAGCTGATTCTGATTCATCTGGTGCTTTTTTGTCGTTATACTCGCATTCAGCATTTCCATTAACACAGGACCAACATCCTGAATCGGAAAGACTTCCATTTCCATGAATAATTGTTCAAAAGGCTTGGTTTGAGGATCTGCCGTTTTAGCAAAAACCCAAAAAAGACGGTAAAAGAAAGTCATATCAAATTCTTCCAGCATTGAAATATCAATGTCAGCAACTTTCAATTCCTCGTTGCTTTCCTGCTTTCGTAATGCATTCATGAGTGATTGATTTTTCGACATTGAGAACAGTTCTTGGAAAAAGTCTTTCCCAAATTGTTGTTTGTAGGCGATAGGAGTATATCCATTGGTCCCCAACTCATACTCTTGCTCGCCAACCATAACGATTTTGCGCATACTATTTCTCCTTAACCAACAACAGTAGGTTCATAAACTTTTGTGAACCAGTTATCATACGCATTCTTGTCATCAGCTGAAGTGATAGAGCGTTTAACAACTGTGTCCAGTGGTCGAGGGCTTGCTTTAAAACTAAGCTCACGTTCGTTGGTCGATGTCCCGTTCTTAGTTTTTGAACCAATAGAAGGTCGGCTAGCAAAACAGTAGTACATCACGTAGCGAGTCTTGTTTTTGTCGCCTTCAAACTGGAACATCATTGCGAACTCTGTCAAGCTCGCATCTGCTTTTTCTGTCATGACACCAGTCTGAGGATCCTTGATTTCACCGAGAATTTTTGTTGCAAATTCATCAATGATGTGCGGAATTTTAAGTTTACCTTCATATCCTTCATTTGAATTCATGAAATGGTAATCCTTGTTGTCTGCCTTGACAGGAGTTGTTTCCCCTTTGGTGTCAAGTGTCAGCTCCATCGCTCCAGGAAAACGAAACACATCACCGTAAGTGATAACTCCATCTGCTGCAAGTGTCTTGATAGGTGCGATATGTACATTTTCTAGGCCAAAGGTTACTTTATTTTCTTGAGTCATGTCATTCCTCCTTAGTAAAGATAGACTGTATAAGGCTTGACATATAGCCTTTCAGTCTCGATAAATGTTTCTTCTTGAGCTTCAAAAAAGAGCTTGTGGGATTTCCAAATCTCTTCTAGTCGCTCTTCCAAATCTTCGTCCTTGCGTTCAAATGCTAGCTCAACTGTCACACTCTTAATCTCATGATTAATGATATTATCAGCTGCATTGATTGCTGGGCTAGATTCATAGTAAATCAGGTAAGGCATACCAGGAACGTTGTTTTCTTGATATGCTCGATAAGTTACAGGTAAGTCTGATTTCTCTAAGATATCAGCAAACTCTGAAAGTTTCATCGGCCAATCTCCTTGATTCTTTTTTCAAAACTCTCGATAGCTTTTTCTTCAGCTGGTTTAATGTGTGGAATACCATTGAAGCGATTTCCGTTTCTTAAAGGGTGACCGTTCTCAAGTAGATGAGTCAGACTAGCAACAGAATTAAAGACAACGTAAGAGCCATTTGCTAGCTTCTTCTTTTTCCAACCTTTACGGTATTTCCCGTAGCGTTTAGGACTTGTTTGTCTTAACTCTTGTACCGTTTCCTCTGCTACTTCTTCAGCAATCTTTTCCACTTCATCTGTAAACTCAGTTGAATATAAAGCCAGCTCTTTTGCGATAAAATCAGCGAGGTCAATGCTCATTCTAATTTCTCCGATAAAGTCAATTCTAAAATATTAGAATCGATTGGATAGGTTTTTAAGACACGGTATTTCTTGCCTTCAAATATAGCATGTTCTTGATTGTCGTATTCAAAATTGTGAACTTCAACAACTAGACTCGGTCTTAATCCTGCTTGATTGGCTTGATAAAATTCAGAGCGAGTAACCTTCTTTTTGCGACAAAGAATTGTCACTTCTTCATCTTCGTAGATTGGTTGTTTGAGTTTGTCCTTACCTTTGATTTTCTTAGAGGTCAGTGTGATTTCATTGTTCCACATTCTTAACCTCTTTCTTTGATGATAATTGCAAATTGTGCAATCGCCACTGAAGGTGTCGTGGCATGTCCACTCCACCCTCATAGCGATAAGCAGCATAGTCAACGATAAACATTTCATGATCAGCACGGTCACCGACAAGCTCAATACCGAGATTATCGGTCAATTCAGTGATGACACTTGAAATGATTTTTTCTAGTGGCTTGTCTCTCAGTTTGGTTGAAATACCTAACTTGAGTTTCAGCAACTCTAAAAGCTGAAATTCATTCATGCTTATTCCTCTTCTTCTGCGATAGGCTCTTCTTCTACAACTGTTTCATCTTTTGATTTTTTAGATTTTTCATCTGGGACTTCCTCAAGGAAGATTGAGCCAGCACTATTTAACCCATTCAAAAGACCGTTGATAAAAGTTTCAGTTGGTTCATGCCCTTCACGAGGAAAGGTATCACCAATTGAGTAGTCATGTTGTTCAGGATCATTTAAGTCCTTAAATGGACGGATTACTGTATAGCTCAAAAGCCACCTCCTTATCCGACTGCGTCAGTATAAGTACCGAAGAATCCAGCTTCTTCATCTACTTTCTTAATCTCCCAACGAACAAAAAGCCCAAGTAATTGTCCGTAAATGTCATTGTTCACCCATTTAACGTATACTTGTTGACGATCAAACTCTTTGACGAACTCAGCTACATCTCCGATGAAGAATTTCATTTCTCCTTCGTTTCCAAACGCTGTGTCCTCTACTTTGTAGATTGTTTTCCCGCCAAATGAATAGCCAGTAGGTGAAGCTACATTAGTTTGAAGCATGTAGTTCCCATTCTTGTCTTTGACTTTGTCAAGAGCTGCAAACATTGACTTAGTTACAATGATGCTTGCTTTATAAATTGATTTAAGCTTCTTGTTGTAGATATCTTTAATACCATCAAATCCAGTCGCATCTGCTTGGGTAGCTGTTTTGAGGACAGTTGTAACTAATGACAATTCAGTATTTTCACCTTGATTAATCACTTCTTCTTCAACAATGGACATAATGTCATAGTCTGCGTCGTCAATCATTTCTTGTGACACAGGGATATATCCACGGTAAGTCTTGATTGAATAATCAATGTCGCTGATTGCTGGTTTTCCAAGTTCTGGATTTGATTTCAATTCATCTACTGAAACCATTAAACCATCCGTTTTCTTGATAACTGGATATTTACCAGAACCACTGTTAACTTTCACACGTTGCAAAAGATCCAAAAGTGGATTACGTGTTTTGTTAACAAAGTGTGGTTTCAACACTTCTTTAGGAATTAGGGCGCCACTTCCTGAATCAGTAGTTTTCAATCCTACGATGTCACGAGTTTGTCCAGTGCGGATGAATTTTGCGATTGCGTCACGTTGTTCCAATTTTTGTCCTCCACGTTGTTCTTCTTTGTTTGGATAAGTTGGTGCTTTGCGGTTTTGTTCTTCGATTTGATTTTTCAAATCTTCGATTTCTGCTTCAAGTTTTTCTTTTTCTGCTTCCTTTTCTTCCAATTCTTTTTGGATTTCTTCAAGGTTCTTTTCAACATCTGAAACTTCTTTATCAGTTCCAGCTTGTTCCAATTTAGCAGCTTCAAGTTCAGAGCGTTTGTTCAATTCCTCGATTGAATGTTCAAGCTCTACTACCTTATCTGCTTTGTTGCGCATACGAGCGCCTAAAATCAATGATTTGTGCATAGATTAAATTTCTCCTTAATTTCTTTTTTGCGCTTGTCTAGCGCTTCACGATTAGCACGCTGTTGACTTTCAAAGTCTTTCTGTCGTGCAGCAATTTCCGTTTGTGGATACGCTGGGAAAGTACACGGGCTCACTTCAAAGATTTCTAATTCTAAGATAGTGTCCAGGTACGAACCATCATCACGTTCTTCTGTGTTAATTTTAATTGGGATAAAGCCAAAGCTACAACCAATCACATCTCCACGCTGAACACGAGCATAGGCTCCAATTGCTTGCGGGTCTTCTTTATTGATGATGATGTCTCCAAAAAGTCCGATTTCATCAACACCTAAAGTAACCGTTCCATTTCCAGTACGACCAAGCACTAAACTATCGTCATGGTTAAATAATGCCCTGATGTCAGCGTTTTGGATTGCTTTTTCGACACCTTCACGCTTAATCACTTCAAAGTAACCTGGCCATAATTCAGTAACTTCATCGAACTTGATAAAGTACCCGCTCAAAATCAAATCACCAGTTTCGGTTTCTTCTCGTGTTTTGAATTGAGCGGTGCGATAACTATTACGTTTGTTCATCTTCTTCCTCACCTCCTTTCAACTTCTTCTGGTCCCCAAGTTTATCTTGTGGGATATAGTTTTCAAGAGCAAGGAGCTCATCCATGTCAGGATCAGGTGGCATTCCTAACCAGTCTCTCCACTCGTTTCTACGCATTGCCATACTATTAGTCATCTGTTGTGCTACTGATGACAATTCTGTAATGTCGTAAGAATAAAGCGAGCGAGCGTTAAGTTTGAAATACCGATTGTTTGAAACTAGTAAGTCTCTAGTTAAGGTCTGAGTGATTGTCGTTGCAATGCTCATGACTGTTGTATTAACAAAGTTGTTGTATTCTTCTTTGTCGAAACTTCCAACTCCCAAAATAAAAGCTGGAACTCCCAAAAGTCCAGCAACTGTTTTCTTATCAATTTCAACAGATTCATTGATAGCAATATCTTTCAAACTGAGTGGTTTTACCTGCTCAACACTCATGAGAGCTTCTGGAACAATCCACGGTTCACCTGCTTGACTAGTGCTAAGATATTTCTTAGCGACCAAGTCGCGCCCTTCTTGAGTTGCTAAGTCTCCACTCGAAGAATCAACTTTCACGATTAGGCTCGGAACGTTTTTCCCGCTCATAAATCCTTTTTTGATTTGAGTAGCAAGATTTAAGTTCCTAACGATATCTCTTAAAGCAAGTCTATATCCAGTACCGACAAATGGATTGTCTGGATCTGGATTAATTGCAAAGTGTACGATTTCGCTTGGATTGTAATCAGTGCCACGATAATTCACGACATAACTGGCATCATCACTTTTGAAAGAAATCTCGCTCATTGCGAATGGTCTCAAGTTTAAAATATAATCATTCACGGGATCATACTCAACATGAAGAACTGAATTACCATCACCAAACAATAATAGGTCACGAACAATCTTGAAAATCCAAGTTTTACGAGTCATATTGTCGCATGGGTTTACATCGATTTTTCTAGCTAGTCCATCTTTAATTCGGATGTCGCCTTTATCTGTATTCTCCATCAAATGAATGGTCATGTTAGATACCATGTCAGCAACCTTATTGACTGCTGCAATAACATCAGGATTGCGAGCTAAGGGAACATAACCATCACCATCAAGAAACAAACCAAAGTCTGAATGAGTGATGACGTTTGTGCCACTTTGAGTTTTACCTCGTTTCAAAATCCTATCTAAAAGCCCCATATTTCCTCACCTCCTTTCTCTCTACTTGAAGAAGCTCATGACATCCTGGTTCTTACCAAGATTCGCAAGAGCTTGGATACAAGCAAAAACGCTGGCATCGAACAAGTCAATTCTTGCAGTACCACCGTCACCGTCTAATTTTTCATATTGCACAGCATCATCCACCTTTTCAATCGCTCTAACATTGCTCACACAGTATTCATAAGCGTCAGAATGAAGATAGTAAAACTCTTTATTCTTAACTTTGAACTCAATCCGTCTAAATCCTTCAGATTTCAGATAGAAAAGCTGTGGTTGGTCAATCATCTTAAACCGAGCTTGTTTCATCTTCGTCAGAAACTCACGGCCAAACTTCCTATCCATCCCAACAGCAGCAATCTTGAACCCTTTCTCCCTCATCTTGATGAACCATTTAACAATATCATCATAGAGAACGGTCGGAGTATTGCTCATTGTTAACCACCCATCAGACTGCCAGCCAAAGAGTGGAATCCCGTCATCATTAGCTTTCTTTTGAGCGTTGACACGAGGAAAGAAAGCGTGTGTGATGCAAATATCAACATCTTTCTCACCATCATGGTAAACCCCATAAAGAGCAGCAGCGGTCAAGTCATGCAACCTTGACAAGTCAGCTCCACCATACCACTGGATAGGCAAGCGTGCCAGCTCCTCTAAGGTCCAATCGTATTGACTATCTGAAGCAATGAACTCATCAGGATTGAAATAAGCGTTCATCGAGTTAGTAAAGACATTCAATGTCTTGTTAAAGAACTCATTCCTAGTCTGTGGATCATTCATAGCCTGCTCTGCTTCCGCTCTCAAAGCAGGCATGGACACCGTGACACCCCAAGACGGATTTGCCATCTTCAAAACATTATCATCAAGATAGTCACCAACATCGCCATCCGTTGTCTGATTGGCTTTACAAATAAAGATAAATAAAACCTCATCCTGTACCAACTGCTTGAGCACTTTCTGACAGTATTTCAAGCGGTTAGCAAGAAATCCAGTAGGAATATCACCAGCCGTAGAGATAACAAAAAGCATACTGTTTCGGTATGCTGACATTGTTTTCTTCATAAGACCATACTTCTTACTATTCCTCATCGTGTGAGCTTCATCGATGACCGTGACATTGCCATTGAGAGAGTCCAAACGGCTCTCATCGTTGGCCAAGGCCTGAATATAGAATGACCCATCATCTCCAAAATTAGCTGTGATAGAGTGTTCTTGGTTATTGTCCTTGATACGGATAGATTTCTCATTCCATCGTTCCACGTTGAACTTGATGAAATTAAAGGATTCCAGCGCTTGCTTGACAGAATTGGCCACGATATAGCATTTTGAACCACTATCGGCATCCAAAATCTGATAAAGCAAAGCAATAGCAGCAGTAAAGCTGGTCTTGCCGTTTTTCCGTGCCAGCATTATCAAGGCTTCTTTGAACCTACGCTCGTTCGTACCAGCGTGATAGAACCCAAAGAGATTGACAACCGTGAAATGTTGCCACGGTTGCAAAATCAAAGGCTTGTTACGGATAGACATGGCAAACATGTCATCTCCTTGCTGATGAACAATTGAGTTCTCAATGAAGTGAACAGCAAAATCCACTATATCCTCATCAAGCTCATATGCTGGATTTTCCAAATCCCTCAAAAAGCGTTCAGCAGCCAAAATCCGTTCTTCGTTATGTTCCTCTTGATAGCTCAGGATATAATCAACATAGGCTTTAGCTTTTCCAAGATTGGTTGTAGCGTGGCGAAAATCGGCAAAACGTTTTTCAAAGTCTTTATCCATCTTTCACTCGCTTCTTTTTCAGTTCATTCTTAAATTTCAGGACCTCAGTAAGAACTGACTCACCCTCTTGTTCTACTACCTCACCAAGCGACTTAGGATTCATCATCAACTGATTAGAGTAGCTGAGGATGTCTTTCCTCAAAATTTCCATCGCTGTCAAGATTGGAACTTTGCGCTCATTTTCAGCACCAGCCTTATTGACGTAGGTGTCTGTTACTGGATAACCCATGTCAGCATAATCTTGAGCAAGTTTCTGATACTGATATAGCATACCTGCAAAGATGTCAATGATCATTTCAAACTCTTTACGATAAGTGCCCAAGTCTTTCATCTGCTTGACCACTTTTGACTTAATAGACTTCGCTGTAATTGGTTTAGCCAAAAACTACCTCCTTTCGTCAAAATCGCTTAGTTTTTACCCCCTTTTTGTTTGAAGGCCCCCGACTTGGAAAAAGTTCCCTTCACCGGTACCCAATAGCCAAAAAATAATTTTAAAAAGGTGGGGGGGCTTTATAAAAATCCTCAAAATCTTTTTTTCGCTTCTTCTGCCAATATAATCCCTGATTAATCACTTTGTCATTCACTCTGTCATGAAACGTGTTATGTTTTTTATTTGTCAAAGGCAAACAATTCCATTCAACGAATT